TGCCTGAAGAGACTGAAATTAAGCAGCTTACCGTTGACTCAAAACAGGACGGATTCATAGACAAGATAATAAATTCATTTGCACCAGCAATATTTGGCTATAATGACATCAAGTTAAGCATATTGTTGCAGTTGGCAGGTGGAGTTAAGACTCAAAAGAGGGGGGATATCAACCTGTTTTTAATAGGAGATCCAAGTATGGCAAAGTCAGAACTGTTAAAATTTGCAAGCAAACTTGTTACAAAGTCAATATACACAAGTGGTAGAGGTTCATCAGCAGCAGGACTTACGATAGGTATTGTAAAGATGTCAGATGGAAGAAGTATTGCACAGGCAGGAGTACTGCCAATGTGTGATGGCGGTCTAGCATGCATAGACGAGTTTGACAAGATGGGTGAACAGGACAGAAGTGCAATGCATGAGGCTATGGAACAGCAGACAGTAAGCATAGCAAAGGCAGGAATAGCAATGACACTACCAAGTCGTACAAGCGTACTTGCAGCAGCCAATCCAAAATGGGGTATGTATGACAGTGACAACTCTCTAAGAGATAACATCAACGTGCCAGCACCATTGTTGAGTAGGTTTGACTTGATATGGTTAATTCAGGACAAGGTAAACATGACAAGTGACAGACTTAAGGCAAATCATATCTTGGAATCATTTGAAATGTCTATGGGTGACCGTTGTTATTTAAAAGAGGATGACTTGGCTAAGTATATCAACTATGCAAGAACCTTCAGTCCAAAACTCAACGAGGAAGCAAAGAAATTACTTTTGGATATCTATGAAAAGATGAGAAATGTCAGTGCAAAGAGTGACATTCCAATAGGTATAAGACAGTTGGAGGCAATAGTAAGACTTAGTATGGCATATGCAAAACTACATTTTAAAAATGAAGTTGAAAAAAGCGATATAAATATTATTAAAATTTTACTTGAGAAACAATACGAGTCGTTTGGAAGCAGTATAAGTCAGGGTGGTGTACAGTCACAGATCTTTGTAGACGGTAAATCTGTAAAGGAGCATGATGTGTTGACAGTATGGAACTCTTGTAAGAACATAGAGGGCAATGTAAAATTGAGAGAATTTGAGAAAGCATTGATAACAAGTGGCATGACCAAGGAAAAGGCAGAGGCAACCATATCAAAGTGGGAGAACAATAATGCCATAAAACTCAACGGTGACGGCACATATACAAGGATATAGCAAGATTAATATTGAAGTGTGTTTCTTAAATTAGTGTGATGGTTGTTGAAGACGACTCTATCGAGTCAGATAATACACTGGAAGAAACTCAGACTCCCACGGAAACAACGGAGATAGAAACTGTTGATCTAGAACTCGGGGTAGATCAGCTTAAAGGTGTAGGTTCTGTCACTCAGAAGAAACTAGAGACCTTCGGTGTAACCTCACTCATAGACCTTTGTATTAGAGGTGCTCAGGAAATCAAGGAAATTACTGGTGTTGCAAAGCCAACCTGTGACTCTTGGGTATTTCAATCACAAAAGTTGTTGGAAGAAAACGGTCTTATTAGGAGAAGTGACATGAGTACAAATGAACTGTGGGCATATCAAAAAGCATATCCTGTCATTTCAACAAAGTGTGATGAAGTTGACAACCTTATTAGCGGTGGTGTAAGACCAGAGGCAACTTATGAGGTATATGGAGAATTTGGAGCAGGTAAAACACAATTCTGTAACTCTCTTACAGTTGAGACAATCCATGATGGAAACAATGTCATTTGGATAGACTGTGAAGATACATTCAAACCAAATAGAATTGCTGAGATGTTAAAGGCAAGAGAATACGCAGAAGACGACGAAGGGGTAAGTAAATATCTTAATCAAATTACTTATCTATACTGCCCAAATACAGAACAACTAATGGGAACTATCAACGGTCTTAGTAAGATATTAGATGATAAGAAACCTAAACTAGTGATATTAGACGGAGCAATAGGTCAGTTCAGGGAAGAATATCTAGGAAGAGGAACGTTGGCAGAAAGACAGATGCAGATAGCAAGACTGATGAGTCATATCAAGAACATTTCTTTTTACTTTAGATGTGCTGTAGTATTTACTAATCAAGTTCAAAGTGATCCAGCCATGATGTTTGGTGATCCTATAAAACCAATAGGTGGTAATGTCGTAGCACATGCAAGTACGTATAGATTATACTTTAAGAAGAGTGGTAAGAAAAGACTGGCAAGAATGATAGACTCACCTGAACATGCTATGGCAGATGCTGAATACATTTTAGATGCTAGAGGAATGTCTAACGTAGAATGAGATATACCTGTGAAGTTTGTGATTGGACTATAGAAGGTCAGACACAAGTAGTGAAAGATATTTTGGAGCATGAAAAAACACATGACGAAGAAAGAAGATAGTGATAACCTTAAGAGAAAGGTCGCTGCAAAAAAACAATTCGATTTAAAATGCAAAGTCTGTCACAAAAAATACGGTAAATTCTTTACGTTTCATCACAAACAATACATTGAGGGTGAGAAGATATACAAAGATTTCAAGACAACATATGACTACAATTTATACATATTACCAATAATTGACAAAGATCCCAACCGTTTTGCCCTCCTTTGTAAGTCACATCATTCAGTGGTAGAGAAACTCAAGCGATTCAAGTTGGATAAATTGGAAAGATTATTTAAGGTGGTAAAGGAGAGTAAATAATGGAAATAATAGGACAGGGAGAGGTCGCAACACTTGAGATAATCAAGGATATGTTTGGTAAAAGTTCTGAATATCTTACTCAGGTCAAATTATCAACCATGGTTACTGAAGAATACTTGGAAACATTTAGTGAGAGACAGTTGAAGGAAACAATAGATATAGTAGTGATTACACCATTTGATTATCTAGCAATAAGGGTGCAGGACAAACATCACTCCAGTGCAAGAATGACTACAATAGACAACATACAGAAACTTATGCTTGAATGGAATGGGTGGGTAGTGGTAGATGTTTGGCACTATGAATGCAAGGAACTTTGGAAGGACAAGGTAAACAAAAGGTCAAGATTGGAGCTGGAAATGGCAATAAAGGAGTCAAGTATAGAATAATGTTTAAAGAGATACAGATAACTCAACAAATGAAAGAAAATGCAACTATAAAATCAAATGATATGGGTGTAATTAAAGGAAGTGTCCGTGGGGGTGGTGGTAATATGATAGGATTTTTAGGTGAGGAGTTAGTAAAATCTTATTTTAATATTGGTGATTCCAATACATATCAATGGGATTTAAAATATAATGATAACAAACTAGAAGTAAAGACTAAAGAGAGAAATGTATTGCCCAAGCCATTTTACAATGCAACAATATTCAACTGGAATACAAAACAAAAATGTGATTATTATGTATTTTGTAGTGTGTTTAAAGATTTTTCAAAGGGTTATATTTGTGGTATAATTAAACCTCAAAATTTCTATAACAAGGCAAGTTTTGCAAGGAAAGGAGATCCTGATGGAAATTATTTTAAATTCTTTAGTGATTGTTATAATTTACCATATTCTGAATTAAATAATATAAATATATTAGATTAATTTATATATAAGTGTTATAAACGTTTACTATGTATCGTAATTCATATCAGATAACAGAAGATATTTTGGATGTTGTATCATATAGTGGTATGCAAGGAGTATCAATAACACCACTCATTAGAAAATCTAATCTATCTCACAAAAGAATGATAGGGTTTATTAATAAATTAACACAATCAAACTTAGTAAATAAAATAGACTCTGACGGAAAGACAACGTTTGTCATAACAGAAAAAGGCAGACTCTATCTTGAAGAGTATAAAAAGTTTTCAAACATAGCTGAGAATTTTGGATTAGAATTATAAACATATATATATCCATCATTTATTTACACTAATATGAAAAATTCAATATTATTAGCAGTATTGGTCAGTGTAGCCCTGACCTCTGGTGTTAGTGTATATGCAGAAACAGCAACAGTTGAAGTACCATTTAATTCACATGGACAAACATGTAACTTTGATGAAATTGCAGTAGAGTTTCATTGTGTTTGGCAAGGATTCAAAGAGGTCTATACGATAGAAGACCTCAAAGAGTACAAGGAACTCTTGACAGCAGAAAGATATGATCAAGAAATTCAAAAACTCAATGAACAAGCCTTGGCAGAAATTGCAATAGAACAAGCAAAGTTAACACCTAACGAGAAAACAATCCAAAAGATTGAAGAAAAGTTAGCAAAAGGCATTGCAACTGCAACAGATAGTGTCTACATGAATTTGCTCAAAGAACTCAACACTTGTAAACAAGGAATGGATCGACAAACAGCACCATTCCAAGAAGCAAGAGAGTTTGAGATTTCAGAGTTCAATCTATGGCAAGTCAACAACGTTCCAGTTGAAGGTCATCTAGGTCAACTTGTAATGGCAGTAGAAGAATGTCGAGCTCAAATTGCCTTGAAAAAGGTAGTTGGTGAGGGATATTCCAATATGCCTACAGGAGATGATGATGTTCAATTCAGTTTACTTGTAGAGTATGAAGGACAACGAGCACTAAACTTTGAAGACCATACTGCAACACATAGAAACATTGACAGATCACTAATTTGTGGAAACAATCAGTTTCCATTAACACATCAAGCACAATTCGGGTGTGAAGTCCTCTATGATGGAAAAACAGTAGAACAGATCGAAGCAGAGAATAATGCACGATTTGGAACTGATGGTGTAATACATTATGAAAGTGAATTACTCACAGAATTTCATGCTTTCATGGAATCCTATGGAAACAAAATCGCAACTGTTGAAGATAAGGTAAACGCTGAGAAATTAGCAGAACCAATCGCAAAAGAGATGATTGAGAACAATAACTTTGTTCAACATCAACTTAGAAACGATTTACAATAGGGAATCCCCCTTTTTATTTATTTTTTTATTTTTACAGTTATGACTGTCTGCAAAAAATGTGGTCATGGTATGATATTACATGGGTGTGTTGATGGTGTAGGTTACTGTAGTGAAGGTAATGGTGATTGGTGTAATTGTACAGAAAAAGGAAAGACTTATGAAGAAGAGATTGCTGAATTAAAGTAATGATTTATCCTTCTTGTAAAGATAAAAAACATTTTCAATGTCCCACTCAATATGCTGGTCTAGAACCATGTAGATGTATTTGTCATAAGATAGGTAATGGATAATGAGATGCAAAAAATGTTCTAAAACATTCAAGTCATGTGGTTGTACAGGTAAACACTGCTGGGAATCATCACAACAATGTTTTTATTGTCATTATTTGGGTATTAATCCAAATATGAGTAGAAGTATTAAGATATGAAATGTCAACGTTGTAATGAGGATATGGATAAAATGACTGTATGTCATCAAATATGTCCTAATTGTGGAGCAGTAGTAGATTGTTCTGATGGGGTATTTGAGTAAGAAAAGTATTAAATATTACATATATGTATATTTTACATGACAAGAACTATTAGAAAACGTAATAGTAAACACCCTACAAGGGATGGTAATCATAATCCAGTATGTAAAG